ACCGAACATGCCCACGTTTCCCTCCCAGTTGCCACGGACCCCCCCCGCCAGTCCGCCAAATATACTAACTATAGCATTCCAAGCTCCTCTGAATACTCCACCAAACCAACCAGCTACGACGCTAAACACGCCGACTATACCGCCCCATATACTGCCGAACCATCCGACAGCCGCTCCCCATACGCCCGCAATAAGATTCCAGGCGCCAGTAAATATTCCGCCGAAGAACTGCACCACTGGGGTGAACGTCGCTACGATGAAATCCCAGACGGCTTGGAACACGGCAAATATTTGATCCTTAAACGTAAAGAACAGCCCGATGATCAGCGCCACTGGCGCGAATATCACTGCCAATATCGTCAAGCCCCACTGCTGCAAAAACGCGACGACATTATTAAATACTGTAGTGATGCCGGTCCAGATGCCGCCAAAAAATCCAACAACGCCGCTGACAAACCCGCTAATCACCTGCCCGATAGCCTCAAACACGCCACCAAACCAACCAGCTGCAGCGCCCCACACTGCCGTGATGGCATTCCATGCTTGGCCAAAGATATTGAACTTTACCTGCAAAAATACCAGTGCGCCGACAACTGCAGCAATTGCCACGGCTATGATTGTAAATGGATTTAGCCCGGCTACCGCATTGAACGCCGCCATGGTCGACTGTCCGCTCTTTAAAGCGCCGATGAAACCTCGCAAACCAATGGCGCTTTTTGCCATCGTTGTCGCAAACTGACCAACTTTCATTGCTACAAACGCTGAGCCTAGCGCTACAATGGCTGGCACAGCATTGTCTATGATGAAGTTGGCAAAATCAACAATCGTTTGCTTGTTTTCTTTCAAAAAAGCAGTAAGTTTTGTGACGCCATCACTAAACCTGGCAAATAGTCCATTTTGGTCAACTATCAGCCCCTTTTCAGAATCCACTCGTACGCCAATAATCTCTAATCCGAGTGACCGAATCGAGCCCTGTAAACTAATCATCCTGTTTTGGAATGTGTTTGAGAATTTGCTGATGTCTAGGCTCTGTGCGTATTCTGCCATGGCAGCAGTAAACTCCTCGGCACTCACTTTGCCACCATTGATTCTTCCAGCAGCCTCTTCCATAGAAATACCGAACTTCTTGGCCAAGATGGTAGTCAACGGGATATTATTGTTGATCAGCTGTAAAGCATCTTGTCCAAACAGCGCACCACGGCTCGTAACCTGTCCAAAAACCAGTGCTAAATTCTGCAAATTTGCACCAGAAACGATAGACAGCCTACCCAGAGTGTCCATGTCTGGTATAACCTGCTGTGCCGTGCGCCCATAGCCTAATAATGTAGAGGCTGCTTTTGAGGCGTCGGGAAAAGCGATTGGCTTACCAAGTACCTGATTGTACAGTTGACCAAAAACCTTGTTGGCCGCCTCGGTTGACCCAGTGAGCGACGCCATCTGCGCTTGTGTTGTTTGCAAGCCGCTGGCGAGGTCGATAAACTGTTTTGCACCAAATGTACCGCCACCGATAACACCGGCAGCGACGATACCAAATTTTTTTATCGTATTAGCAACACCACCAAAGCCCTGATTTAGCCCGTCAAAAAACTTGCCATATTTTGATTGAGTCGAGTTGAGATTTCTCTCGCTCTCGTGCATCTTTTTTTGGACATTACTCATAGCGGTGATTGCACCACTCGAATCAACACGATATGTGATAATAATCTCGCCTTGGTTCATGACGTTATTACCCTGTCTATGCTATGATTGTGGTATAAGACGAAAGGAACTCTTAAATGAATAAACAATATCATCTGTCTAAAAAGTGGCTCATAAAAAAGCTGGTTTTTTGGTTTTGGCTGCACATGATTACATTTGGTGTAACCGCTTGGCTCGCCTATAGAAAATACCGCAACGTTTCTTTTGAGCTGACAGATACCGCCATCAAGTTCAGAAATGGCAGGCTCACTCGTACAATCAATTATCGAACGATAGAGGGCTTTGTGCGAAATGGCAATACCATCGGGATTACGACGATTGGCGAAAAAATCATTGGTGGTTCGCTTGTCATCTCCGACATTGAAAATATTGACGAGTTTGAGTCTCGTCTGGAAAAATACCTTGAATCTGCCAAATAACCCTACCATTTTGCCTGCTTCTCCAACAAACTAATCAACTTATTAGCTTTCTTACCGCCAATCGCAGCGGTTATTATTGCCATTTGCTGTAACGCCTCTTGTGCCTTGAATACACGAGCTGCTTTGATTAATAATTCAGAGTCTCCGTATGGCATCTCTACCGCCTCAGCAAACGGTATTTGATAGTAGTAAACTAGAGCAGCAGCAGTGATTTTCTGATTCTTCAAAATATCCTTGGTCTGTTTTTCAATCAGCAAGGCTAGCTTTTCTGGATCGTACTGCTGCTCGTGGTCTTCCATTACTGCAATACCTCAACCCCCTCAGCGCGCAGTGTTGCGTAATCCTCAGTTGCGAGCCTAAACAGCTCTGTCATGAATGCCTCCAGGTTGTCGTCTCCGATTAACTCGACGAGTTTATCTACTTCTGGCGCACCATCAATTGGTTCTAGACTAGAAAACAGCTCGCCACTTAGCGAATTGGAAACTATTGCCTGTAGCTGTGCACCGCCCACACCCTTGACGTTACGCCTAGCATCATATTGAGCTGCAACCACTTTTGTACGGCTTAGACGCGGAACGACATATTTCAAGGTGCTCACGTTGCCGTTGTCGCTCATTTCAAGTGCCATGACAACACGCGGCACATTAGTCTGGCTTTGAGTTTTATTAAACTTAAACGCCATCTCATCCTCCATTCCATAGTTGTAAAAACTACATTACTTTTTGTTAAATTACCTATTGACACGGTGTTTTTAGCACCGTGTCGCCCCTGTTACGCAAATGTCAGGTCGCCCTCGACAAACTGACCGTTGACAGTAACTTCGTACTCAGTCAAGCCATCTTCCAGTGACCAGTCAGTGAGTGTTGCGTCTGCATCTAAGATATAAATAGTATGCTTAGCCTGTGATGCTAATTTAGGTACCAGTTTCAAGGTACCAGGCACTTGTGTCGAAGAGCCCTTTTTTAATCCAACTTGAACTGCACCATTCGTGCCGACAGTAACACCGTCTACGTTGTCGATTCTCTCACCACTGTCATAAACATGACCTGGTACGATATTCTTCAAGTTCTCCTGACCAATATCGGTAACTTTAAACTTCATACTTGAAGTAAACTTCTTGACCACTTTTAGGCTTGTGCCGTCTATAAAATCGCGCGTCACCTTGTCATCGTCATTGTCTGGTTCGAGATCGTGTACTCCCAGAATTTTCTTAAAATTCTTGCCGTCTTTTGTACCAAAATATAAATCGTGTGTCAGACCAGAATATTCAATTGCCATTGCTTTTTCTCCTTAAAAAACTTAATCTTTCAAAACTAATGTTACAGATTGGGCACTCCATACCCCCATCCGTAGTTCAGAGGCTTCGTAGGCGCTGTCTTGCATCGGAAATACGTTCACACGAATGAACCTCGCGTCGATGTATGGCAGCTGGCTCAGCGCCGTTCTCAGCTTGCTATCAAGCTCGTACAGCTCGGCCGCATCAGCTTTTACTACGGTGATCGTTAGCTCGGTGGTCAATTTGGTATTACCCAAACTACCGCCGTCGTATTCACCGCCGCTAGCCGCAACCGCCGTCATGCCGTCCTGACTCTTGCTTGCTGGCAACCGCCCGACAAACACGTCTTTGCCAAGCTCCCCGCCAATGGTGGTAGCCACAACTTTTGCGATCTCCAATGCTACATTCATCTAAAAAACCTCTTGTAATCTTTCATGGTGCTTCTCACACCTTCATCAACGAAACCCTTGCCAGTGCCAGCTGTGGTGTACTTACGCACCACATGAGTGCCATCCGCACGCCTGCCGCGGTTTTGGTACTGCGAGTAGACTGGCTTCCATGTCAATCTGATAGCGTCTCTGCCAATCCGCCGCACCTCGACATTGCGAGACTTGAGCGACCCCCTACGTCTGAACGGTGCGGTGAGGTTAGCTACTGTCAAGGTATGATTCGCCATAGCGTTTAGCCCCGTTGCTGCCTGATTCTGAAAGAATCGTTTGACAGCCACTGTATTGTCGACCACCGGCATGATTACACCTCTCTATCGAGCCTTTCCAGCTCAATCTCAACGTGCTGCACTTTGCCGCTGGTGATAACTGCCCTGCCGACTGCTACGTTGGCAACGCGGTACACTCGCTTAACGCCAAACAACGTCACCTCGGCGAAATATCCCTCGATCGAGTAGCCAGTTGACGATAGCCAGCTGTCTCGGCCGTCCAGGTATGCTCTAGCGTCGCCTGTCATGGCATCGTAGCTACCGCCACGAGTCAAGCCACTTGTCTGCTCGACAACACACTTCACGCTGTGCCGCTCGCCTCCCGTCTGGCGGTATACACCGTCTACAGGTGCGACCAAGGTGATGCTATCGCGGAATATCATAGCGATGAACTCCACGCTGGCTCAGTGGCGTATCAGTGTAGCCAGACACCACGCAACTGCTGATTGGCTTTACGAACTTTGTCAGTAGATCAACGTTTGCCTCCGCGAACTGGTCGATAACTTGCTTGGTGTTGTCATACGTTACTGAATGACTCAACACCGTCTCAGATTTTACGTTGTTGTAAAAACTACCTTGATTAGCTATTGACAGCGTGTCAAATAACCTTGCTATGAGGATTCTCAAGCCATATGGCAACGGCTCACCATATCCCCATGCCGCCTTGACGATGCACCGTCCAGTGCTCAGCGGATCAACCATCTCAATGATATTGAACCAACTGGCGTTCAGCTCGTCGCCCTGACTCACTGACTTGACCACCAGCGGCATACCGCTTTCTGTTGTCACTTCTGGCAATAGACTAGTGAACGGATCGACGACCAGGAAACGCGAACCGCAAGTTGTCTCATAACGACGCGGCGTATTTGCCTCGCCCTGCATTTTGACACCTAGCAACGCCTCCAGCGTCTCCGTCACCTGCTGCAACAACTGCTCAAAGTACTTATTTTCGGTATCAGAAAGGGGGCGTAAAAGTACGCCCTCGATATCTTCTTTAGTTACCAATGCTGCCATCTCTTACGCCCCTTTCTGTTAGGCTACATGTTTAATAGCCACTGCTGTCGCAATGCCGCTCAAGCCACCACCTGCGAAGATTTCCTGCAAGTATTCATGCTTGTTCTGCTTCAACGCAAAGTTGGTGTAGCTCTCAATTGACTGATCGCCAACCACCTTGTACTTGTTGAACACGACCAAGTACGCATCGTTGTCGGCGTCGTTGGTGTCGTTAAACCACTGTGGTGTGATTTTACCAGCCAACTCCAAATCCTCTAGGATATTAACGCCTGGCGTATACAGCATGTGACCATCGCTACCACGCTCGTCTTTCAACGAAGTGATGTAGCCGCGTTTTGCGACAATATAGACATCACCCTCGGATTCAATCAAGTCCATCGCATTCAGAATTGAAGTACGACGGCTCTCTTTGGCTTTCGGTGTGTAGGTTTTAGCAAACACGTTGCCAGCCTTAGCGTCAGCCTTGACAGACACAAATGATTTAATCTTGTCGTCACTGCTGTCCTCTAAGCCGTCGCCGATAACAATCGCACGCTCGATACTTGCGATAATCCGCTTTGGCAACTCTTGCAATACGTAACGCAATAGTGAGCCAGTGCTCTTGTTCTTGCGGATAGTTTCCTTGTCAAGGATGAGGTACTTGTAGATGTACTGACCTTCGAGTACGCGGTTTTCGATAGCAATCGTAGCCTCTTTCTTGTCTTTACCAGCCTGGTGTCCCAATGCACCGTCAGTATTGGTATCCCAAGCGGTGTTGTAGGCGTCAAGTCCAGTTTTATCGACTAGGTTCCAAATTGGGCCGCCAGCCTTAAACGCACTCTCGACCGCCTCAACAACTGGGGCTGGGAATAATTTGTCAGCACCAGTAACAGCCATCTGTACGCCGTTAGCCTCAAGCTTGTTCATCCACGCTTCACGAACAGCGGCCACACCAGCACCTGCCTGTGCTACCAATACATCAGCAAAGTCTTCTAATGCCTTTGGTGTGTCCAGATAATTTGTAGCAACAGTCGTGCTAACAGCTGCTGGATCAGCTGGTTCTTTAACTTGCATCTTTGCAATATCTTTCGGATCCATTTCCGTATCCTCCTCAGGATTGTTATCAGTTGGTTCATCCGGCTCTGATTGCTCAGCTTCGTCAGTAGGCCCTGCCTCTGGCGCGGCTTCCGGTGCCGCTGATTCGTCAGTTTTCGTTTCAGGTTCAGTCGTCGTTTCCTCAGCTGGATCTGCCGCCTTGGCTGCCTCCGCCTCTGCTTTCGCCTTGATCTGTTCAACCAGGCTCTGCATTGGCTTGGCGTCTGCCTGCTTGACTGCCGACATACTGAATGCAAAGTTCATACCCATCGCATTCTGTACTCCCTCGTCTTGCTTTTGCTTCTCTGGTGCTTCAGACACCTCATCGGCAAAACCGAGCTCGACAGCCTTATCGGCAAGCATCCACGTTTCCGCTTCCAACAGCTCAGCGATCTTTTCATCGCTCAGCCCTGTTCGCTTAGCGTAGATAGGCGTGATGCCCTCCTCGATTTTCATCAGCACATCCTTGGCTTTCTCCATGTCGTCCACTGTACCAGCCGCATAAACGGACGGACGGTGAATCATGATCATTGAGCCTGGCGACATGATAATCTTGTCACCCGCCATCGCAATTACTGATGCAATCGACGCCGCTAAACCATCAACCCTGACAGTGACATTTCCGTTATGATTCACAAGTGCGTTATAGATTGCCAAGCCTGCGAACACATCGCCGCCGGGGCTGTTAATGACAACTGTCAAATCGCCCGCGTGCTGCTTGAGTTCTTCGCGAAAGAGGTCGGGTGTGACTTCGTCGCCCCACCAGGTATCGCTGGCGATAGGCCCGTCAAGTATAAGCTCTTGATTATTCGATGAAACGGAATTGCTCCACTTCCAGAACTTCATGCTTTTTTCCTTGTTAAAGTTAATGCTTCGACTCCTGCTTGCCCGTCCAATTTGAGCGTTTTGCTCTCGTCTTATTTCTAAGACTACAGATTACGATTTATCGAACTCATAACGCACCTGGTCGTCTGTCGAGGTAGCGTTGACGATCTTGATGTTATTGACGTGCTTGCACTTCGCATTACTACAACGCACCTGTGCGATCATCTGCGTCACACCCTTAATGTTCAGGTAACGGCCGCACTCCTCGCATCGCAAATCCAGATCAGCCATCTCGTCATCGATAATTCGCCGCTCAGCATTGAGATACGCCTTGACAACGCGGTACTTTGGGTGGCAATGTCCATTCGGGTGGACATCGTAGCCGTCGTTCTGTGCGAAATTATTGATAAATATGCCACCGTCCCTGCCAATAATTGCCTCATTCAGATTCAGGATTGGCTCATCAACTGCCACCCACTTATCGATTAGCGTTGCACAAAACTCACACGGCTTGCCGGTTTCGCTCTCCATTGCTTTCTCAATCAGCGTTCCTGTCTGATTCTGTACCTGCTTCATCGCTTCAACACTCGACAGTGCATCGGCTCGTGATATCTCAGTGCGAGCCATTCTCTGCACTCGCCATTCGTCAGTCTTCATAATGCCTCGCAGCTTCTCCTCCAGTTCGGACTGTGCCCAGCCATGAGATGCCGCATGATCAAGCACACGGCGGATTGAGGCGGCCGTATCGTCAGCGTATGAGCGTGCCACGTTTAGCAGATAACCTCGGTAAGCTTCCTGTGTTGATGCTGTCACCACAAAGCCTGTTAGCTCGGCAGTGGATACACCATTGTCTATCAACAACTGTTTGCCGTCCTCAAAATAAATCGCACCTTGGACTATCATCAATGCCACGATGATCAGTAGTAGTGCCTCAGCAAACTCGTTCTGCTCGTCGTCTTCTTCAGTACTGTTTTCGGCCGTCTGGCGCGATTCGGCAATAGCTCGGTCGACTTGTTTCTGCATAAACTCAGTGGTGGCGTCATAAATCAGCTGCTCAAAGTCATCGAGCGTCTGCGGTTGATTGTTGGCTGATGCTTTTGGGCTAGTGCCGTTCGCTTCTCCCCAAACCCCCGTGTCGCCAACCTTGCGGCGATCTGGCGCGTCTGCTACTTCATCACCCTCATCAACATCTGGCTTGTCATTTTCAATCTCTGGTGGTTTATAATCACCCTTACGCAATAGCTTGAAATTATTAGGTAGCTTCAGCGCATCAATGATACTTTCGGTGCTGTATCCAGCCGCCTCCAACTTCAAGATGGAATTGATACGAATATCATCAGCCTCAGCCTGTACTTTGACTTCATCGACCACCTGTGGAATAGTGAACTCGTAAGTAATGGCTATGCCCATGCCGCCAGTGATTCGGTTCAATTCGTGCGTCAACTGTGTGTAGTTACGTAACAGCAGTGGGTCAACGACATTCTCAGCGAACACTTGCTTTGACACCTGTGCGTTGGCGTACGTTGCAGTGTCGTCAACTCCCTTCATGATAGCTGAAACACCAAATGACGTATCGATCCGCCTATCCACCTGCTTAAATAAGTTCTCAAAATCAATATCTTTATTCGGTTGTGAAAATGGCACCCACTCAATAGCCGCACTGCCAGACGGAACGCCAGTCTTTATGTTGACTGGACGGTGAGTGTATGTAACGTTGTTGTTGCTTCCTGCTCCGCGATGAGCGTCTTGCAACATTGCCACGCTCTCTTGAAACGCCTGCCGTGTTGGTGCAGTAATGATAAACTGCCCAGCTGGTACTGCCCCGTTCTCAAAAAAGCCAGCCTGGAAGTCGGCAATGTAGTCGTCAAGTGTCGCCCAACGGCGTGATGCTTCAGACGGCGAATAGCCAACATACAGATCGTTTGGATCAACACCACCAGGCAATACCAACACTTCATCTTCAGTAAACGTCTGTGTGCCGACTGTGTATGTTGTCTTGCCGCCGACTCGCGCAACTCGCGGGAACTCCAGGAACGTAAAGCCAGCAATATTCCTACCGCCCTGCCCCATAAAATCACCACCAGGCTTTGCTACTCCGCCATGGTTGCTCCAAACCAAAATGTACGTCTTCCGCAGAGACAATGTCGAGACAGCTATCTTTTCAGCAAACGCCACTGAACTGTCGGATTTATTCGGATGATACAGTGCGTCAACAACACAATGATCAATCTGCTCTCCATTGCCATTGATAGCAAACGGCCGCACTGTCATATACTTATTAGCAATCGTGCGGATATTAGGATAAGCCGTCGCATAACTGCTGGCTCGGTAGTGATCAAACATTGATAATCTCTGAAAAGCAGGGTCAACGCCGCTCACTCGTCGATCACCTCTTAATCCCATGGCTGTCTTAATAATCCCCATCTACTTATTGCTCCTGTATAGATAAACCGACCAAAATATCAGCTGTACGCCGACGAATACCACTGTGGCGACCTTGCCGCCGTAATATAGCCAAATACAAAATGGCACGCCAACAAACATCAGCAGTCCTATCCATGCCTCAATGACAGTATCCCTGTCTGGTTTTTGAAACTTTAATCTGCGCAAAAAGTCTTTCAATTTCATATAGTCCTCTAACTGTAAATATACGGATTACATAATCCCAGCCCACTCCATCACCACTTCATGCCGCAGCTGGAGCCAAAAGCCCATCAGTACAGAGTCAAATATGTCAGGAGATTTGCCGAGCCTCTTCTTGATTGATTCCTTAGACTCCAACACGAACACCTTATCTTTATATTCGTGGTGGTGCATCTGTGCCTCCTTGATAAACTCATTGAGAAATGGAAAACTATCGAGGATTTTCACCTTGCCGCTATCCAGTCCCATCGCCAGCATGTACGCGACCTGTGACCGTAAATTATTAAATGCCATCAGCTCCTGTGAACGCTCAGCATCCTCTCGGCTCTTTGGTTCGTCGCCAAATGTCAAAAATGGATCAGGTGCAAAGCCCGACTTAAACACGGCAAACTCAGCACCGCGGTCTTTGCCGCCATCGATAACGCCAACACCAACGCCCACACCGTCAACCGCAATATTCTCGTAGCCAATCGCGAAGTTATCTGAATGCTCAATCAACCACTCTGCCTGTTTGCCTGTTTCCATCTGTTCGCTTGAATCTTTCGTGATGCTGCCGTCAATCAGTGTCAGATTCTCCCAGTCCGCTGCCACGCTACGATCAACGCCATCACGCGCCACGTCATAGCCGGTAGTCTTACGCCCTGGCTTATAGCTGCTCACAATCGCCTTAGCAAATATGCTCGAACGGAATATCGTCTTGCTCTCATCTTGGTATTCCCAGTTATTTTTGAGGTACCGCTCCACCCACCATGTCGGATTAGTCATCATAGCATCGATGTCTGATTGCATTTGCCACGAGTCTGACAAATCGAACTCGACCACACGAATATTTGGCGGTAGCGGCTCATACTTGCCATTCCCACCATACTTCCAGCGCATGTATACCTCTTTAATATGCTCAACATCGTTTGGGTTTAGGGTGATAATGGCGATGCTCGGCTGTCCGTTAGTGTTGCGGCGTCCTTTGCGGGATTTGGCAGTGGTAAACATCGTCAGTGACAATTCGTCAGCCTCGTCAATATGGCTAGCGGTAGCGTTGATACCTTTAATCTTCTGCCCATTCCTGTCTTTCGTCTCGTCCGCCTCCACAAAACCAATCTTTGAGCCGTTTGGGAACTTAATTTCATAATCTTGGCCGTTGTACGTGTAGTCCTCGCCCTCTTTGAAGTTTTTGCGATCGAGCATTGTCAGGTATGACGGAATTACCGACCGCTTCGCAGTGCTGATATTCTTGCGAAAAACCGTCCAGTAGGTCTTCTCAAACGTGTCACAAATATCGATGCCGACACTCGCCGCGATATCTGTCTTGCCAGTACCTACGGAGCCAATCAAATAAATAGTATCGACTTCGGGACAGTCGTTAATAATATCGACAACACTCTGCTGCTTCGGCTTTAATTCTAGCGACATGAGCTATTCGCCTTTCGTTTTGCGCGGCTTGATGGTCGAGACGATCTTTGGCGGTTGCTTCTCGCGAACATCGACAGATAGGTCAACGTGATCAACTGGCTTGCCGAATGCTCGGTCGAGCATGTCCTTAATAGCTTTGTTATCTGGCTTCTGCGTGGCTATGAAATAGTACTCATCATCCACACCGTCCAGCTCTCCATCAAGAAATGCCGCAATAGTCTCAGGGTCGGTAACTTGCTCTGCCGGTAACCGATTGCCCTTGCGGTCGGTCTTTATAACGAACAGCAGCTGCACGCCTGTCGCCAGTCGGAACTGTGCTTCATACAGCTTGTCAGCGTTTCTGGTGATTCGGTCTAAAATCCGCTGCTTCTCTTTCATGCGGTCGAGAACCTTTTGAGTCTTTTTGCCTTTAACTCCACCACTACCCTTTCTAGCACCGCCATGAGTTGATGGTGATGTACGATTACAGCCAGCTACGTGAATATCGTAGTTGTCTTGTCGCTTATATTTTCGGCCGCATTTAGGACATGATTTGAAGTCATCTTTCATGATTATAATTCTAGAGATTGACGCGTAGTTCTTTTGGTATTGACTGTTCGGAAACGGCTGAGATGTGTACGCCGTAACTATTTGCGATGAGCTGTGCTTGCATGAAAGTCAGATCTTTCGTACTCCTCAACTTGCGTAGCATATTTTGGTATGGTTTTTTATTTCGGTCTTGCCAAGACTGTAAAAGAATGTAGTGCGACAACGGCTTGCATTTTCGCTCGTCGCCAATAATAATTGCCTGTTTCGAAATATAATAAATGGCGACCTGCCCGATCTCTTGACGGCGTCGCCTCGTCTTATCTTGTTTGTTAATTTTTAGCCATTTGACCATGTTTGTTATCCCTCCTCTACTTCTGAAATATACAGATTAGGCGCTGGCAATCGCGGCCTCCCAACCGCTCAATCTCACCAGCGCCTAGCTATAAAATGCTTTGACTGTTTTATCAAGTAGTCAAGCGTTCCACTTCGGTCATAAACCTCTCAATCGTTCGATTGCTCTTGTGATTTTGGCGGAATGACGATCAGATCATCAAACGGCAGGATGAATGCTTGACATCCCAACAGCTGCTTCACTTCAACCACGGCTTCGCTATCTTTTATCGCAATCACCTCGCCGCACAGCGCCTCTATCGGTTCGTCGCCATGCTTAAATGCAACCCTGTCGCCAACTTTAACCCCTGGCGTTTCAGACTGCGCGCATTTCTCGTCGTTGCTCTGCTTTTTAGCGCCATCAGCAATTGCCTTTGACGCGGCGCTAGCATTTTTAGCTATCGCTTCAAAAGATCCAGCGGCAGGCTTCAGCTTCCAGCTCTTGATTCTCAAAACGTTTTTCCAAGTAAACGACCATCGACGACAGCTTTTAACGTCGTGATGCATCTCCGTTTCAATTTCTTCAAGGTTCGTGAGACTCAAGAAATAACCTCTACGATAATTGACGTCAAAATTACCATCCGAGTAATAGATAGCAGCGCCACTCAGGTCAGCGCCACTCAGGTCAGCGTCCCTCAGGTCAGCGCCACTCAGGTCAGCGTCCCTCAGGTCAGCGCC